CGGGTTGTGTTGAATGCTGAAAGCAGCTAAAATAAAAACAATAAATTGTTTTAACACAAATTCCCACAATATCGCTAGGGCACAGGACATCCCAATGAGGGGCCTCCACGACCGCTGCATGATACCACCAATGCCTGTAGCAGTAGACTTAGCATCAGCTAAGTTAATATCCATTTGTTTGGAATTTATTTCGTTCTCTAATTCTTTGAGCTTGTTTCTTGCGGCAAGCTTTTCCTCTTCTGAGGTATGGACACTGTCGATAACTTTACCGACAGTGTCTACTAAAGATCCGCCTAATAATTTAGATAACATTAATTAGATAACTTGAGCAGCTGCCCAACCAATTACTAGACCTACGATTAACCATTTCTTTTTTGGATGGTCGTTCCAAAGTTTTTTAATCATATCCATTAGAATACTCCTTTAAATGGTACCTTCTTCACTTGCACTGCTTTTTGACCCTGAGTCTTAGATTTAGCAGGATCTGTTGCAGGAAGTTTGTAAGGGACTTTTTTACCGTCAATAACGGTACTATTATCTGTAGCTTTGTCCATTACTATTTCCCCTTCCTTTTTTTAATTAACGGGCTGGTGCCTTTCATTTGTACCCCACATTTAACTTGTCCACCTCTTTTTGCCTCTAAAACTGGTCCACCAGGTCCTGGCTTTAAGTCTAGTGGAGCACCAAACTTTGGAGGTTTTTTATAAATTCTCTCCATCAACTTTTGCATTCTGTCGACGTCTTTTAGAGCGTTCTCTTCGTCTTCTTGAAACTTTTTATCTAAATCTTTTTGATTTTTCTTTTCTCTTTTTGCCTGATCTTTTGCTAATTGTTGTACAGCCATGATTACCTCTTTTTAATCAAAGGACTTGTGCCCTTCATTTGCATACCGACTTTAGCTTTTTTGATAACACCACGACCAATAAGAATATCTTTCATTGTTACTTTGCCATCATTATTTAGGTCTGGAAATTTTTTCTTTTTCTTCTTTTTCATTTGACCACCTTTTTTCTTTTTATCAGTTAAATCAAGTTTACGAATCGCATCTTCATAACCTTTTTGTGAGAGAGTTTTGTTATCTAATGACTTTTTTAAAATAGACTCAATGAGTGGTCTGATTGTAGGACCTAGTTTTTTTGGTTCAGTAGTCATATTGAAAAATTACACTATTTTGTTTCTAATGCAAGTAAGCTTCTTTCGCTTTTGGATCCATGTTTATCTTAGCCCACTCAAACAAAGTTTCTGCTTCCTCTTTTTTTAGATAAAGCATATAGATTTGTCTTACAATGGAGAGATAAGCACTTGCCACGATTAAAGGATCAAAGGAATCTGCAACATAGGCCAGACTACTGGCCGTTTGCTCTCTAATTACAACTTGAAGATCCTCTAATTGTTCAGGTGTTATGCTTTCTAGACTGTATTTAAGTCCTTTTGGCACGAGATTTTCCTGCTTTTGAGAGGGCGATTGCAACTTTTTGTTTTTCTGCTCTTTTTTTGCCATATTTTTTTGCCGTTTTGCTTAAAACTTTAGGTGGGTTCTTTTTTACCTCTTTAAAGGCCGCTGTGACAGACATTTTTCCGCCATTTTTTGCTCTCAAAGCTAAATTTTTCATTAAAGCTGCTTTATAGTTGTCAGGAGACAGTCTTTTTTGACGAGATTGGTTCTTTACCAGCTTTTGAATCTGTTCAATTTGTTTTCTTGACAGTTTTGTTGGGTTACGTCCTATGCTCATCCTCTACCTGCCTTCAATTGATCACGTTTAATAGCCATTTCCTGCCTATATTCTGTCAAATCCTCTTGGCTTTGCAACTTATTTTCGGCTAAGGTTCTATCTTGATCCAATTTTTGCTGATCCATTTGGAATTGCATCATAGACTCTTGAGCTTTTCTTTGAATTTCAGCTGCTCTCAAGTCTAGTTCTTTGTTTTTTAATTCAATAATTGGATCTTGAGCTTGTTGAGACATACCTTCTGTTTCTTCTTGCACCATTTTGTTTGTTACGACGGCAACAATTTGTGCAACTTGTGATTCTGCCTCGTTCATAATTTGTTGTTGTACCTGTTGAGGTATTTGTCCTCCATATTGTTGAGATAGTTGCGCTATCTGTTGCTGTACAACTTGCATGATAGACGCTCTTGCAGCTAAAGATACGTGTTCAGAAACGTGTCCCTGTAAGATCGCAAGTATTGCTACCTGAGATCTTACAAGTTGAGACGACATGAACGACCGATGAGCTTCAATATGAGCATCATGGTTTTGTTGAGGAAAAGCTTGTAGCTGTGAACCCTTCAATGCTTTTGAGTTTTCAACACCAGGATCTTCTGGTTGAGGTTGTGGAGGCACAGGTAATAAAGTTTCAATCTGTTGCACACCTAATGCTTCGTACATTCTTCGATACGCTTCATACAAGTTGTGCATTTGAGGATTGCTTTGAGCAAGTTGTAATTGCATTTGAGCCATCGTCACTCTTTGTGAAACTGAAAAAATATTAGGATCAGAAACAGGTAGAACATCCACTCTGTCATCAAAGTCTTGTTGCTTTACGAAGTAGTCTCCGTTCGCTGTCATGTATTGATAGTTCGGTGGTAAGTAAGAAGAAAATATTTTTGATAATAATTTAAACTCAATTCTCTGAGCGTTATGTAATCTTTTATGAATGGCTGACATCACTTTCGTTCCCCGCTCAAGAAGTGCCATTGTTGTTCCCACAGGCATCTCTGAACCACCCTCAGGCATTTTCATATCAGCAATAGCTGCGAACCGTCTGCCAGCATCAACACAGAACCCTAATAACTGAAACAATGTGCCAGAAGGCTCTTTATATGGTAAAGGAAGAAGGGAATCTCTTAATACCCCGTTAGGTGCGTCAACGTCTCTAAACTCTCCTGGTTGGATTGGTTGATCGTCATCTCTGATTCTAAAACCACGAGACTTGAACCCAGCTGGTAGATTTGACAATGTTCCTGCATCAAGCAACTGACGAAGAGAAGCAGTTGCAGTTCGTGTAAGACCACCCAACATATGTATGAGACCAAAACCATAAAAACCAAGACCAGGTAAAAATTTGTAATGAACAAAATACTGAGTTTTCTTTTTGAGAGGATCGCCTTTACCATAGTTTCTGTAAATCGATAAAATCTTTCCTGAGCCTTCATCAATAGTGACAATGTAAGGAACTTTAATCCCTGTTTCTTCACCTTTTTCATCAACATCTCCAAATCCCTCTAAGTCTAACAAAACGTGCATCTCAAGCAATGTGTAATCTTGATAGTTCTCTTCCTTTTTGTTTCCTTCGAGTTCATCATATTTTTCTTGAATATCACTATCCACTTCATAAGGATTGATTTTTACATCTCTATAAAAACCTGAGACTTGTTGTTTTCTAATTTCATTTTGTGTCATCTTTACGAGATGAGTTACACGCTCAGCAGATTCTAAATCAGATGTCATGTAAGGAACAATGAGATCCTCTGCTGCAACAAACTTTGATACAGCTCTATTCATTGCACCGTCGTAATAAACTTTTTTAAATGCAGATCCTGCTAAGGGTAAGTGAAATAACATTTGATCCATTTCAGGATCATACTCTTCCATTACATTGGTAATGTAATAGTTCATAAACTCTTTGACTCTATCAGCCTGTGCTTCTGACTGAGGTGTTCTAACGCCAACTAACTGTGTTCTAACAGGACCACCAGCAGGTAGCATTTCTTTGTAAGCTTGTGCTTGAAACTGTACAACAGACTCTGAGAGTAGCGGGTGGTAAACTCCACTTGCACCATCAAAAGGTCTGCTTCTCTCTTCGTACTTAAATCCAAGAAGATCTAGTCCTTTAGTGTAACCTAACTCCCATTCTTCACGAGAAGCTTTGTCTTGATCATATTCAGTTCTTAGATCATTAGATAAATTTTCTAATTGATCATCGTCCATGAACTCAGCTAAGTTTGAACCAAAGTCAACTTGCTCTTGAACTTCTTCAGGATTGATAACGGCAGAGCCGTCTTCTTCTATTAAAAATCTGTCGTCAGTTGCAGGACCGTCCATTTGAACTTCTGTTCCTACTTTTGCAACTTCAATTGTTTCGTTTTGATTGATGCCTTTATCTATTGCCATTAATAACCTCTTCTAGTGAAACTAAACTAGGACTGCTCACTTGTCCACCTTGTTTATAGGATGGAAAAGTTTCATGATTAATTTCACCTAATTGTTTTTTCTGATTGTCGTTTAAGGAGTTTATCATAGGAGAGAAATCAATAAAACCATATCCTGATTTTATAGAGGGAACCTTACCTCTTGTTTGATTTTTTGAAAGCATTGGTTGATTATCATACTGATTACCTGTACCAAATTGATCTCCTTGAAGATTTAAAAATTGATTTCCTTGAGCGTAAAGAACAGGTGACTCATAATTTTCCCATCCCAAAACGTCTGCTATCTTATCGTATTTTTTAATTACGTTTTCTGCAGCTTTGTACATTGTATTGTTTTCAGGATTCTTCATAGAACCATAAAAATTATAATGTCCTTGAGCTTGTTTAGGATGTTTTGCTAAAACTTCTTCTGTGTTTGAATAGTCGCTTTGACTACCTCCGTGTTGAACCTGAGTCTGCACTTCTCCAGGTAACCAAGATAAATAATTAACCCCTCTTTTAAGAGAATCTAAAGATGTTTCCCAAATAGCTTTTTCTGCATATTGCTGAAGATTAGAAGCATATGGCAAGTAGGCGCTAATATCACCTCCTGCTTTTTTTTGAACATTGTATAGTTGATTTTTTAAACTATAGAGGGGTTTAATTCTTTTATAAAAACGATAGATCTCATCTCTCCTGGCCTTATCAATCTGACCGTTTACCATTTGCTCAGCTAGAAAATCATTAACGTATTTATCAAAACTAGGTAGGTTCACTTGTTTACCTTCAGCTTCACTGACTTGTGTTTGAAACTCGTCCATCATTCTGCCGTAAAGACTCTCTAATGATTGTAAAACACTTTCACCTATGTTTCTTTTTTGCATCTCAGGCAAAACTGAACCTGCTGTATAATCTTGTATTTCCTTAGTTAATCTTTCAATTTTTAAATCGGCTACAGGGTCTTGAACTCTTTTATCCCTTCTTCTAGATTTTTCACTATCTGATTGAACCTCTTGAATAATGGCCACATCTAAACCTGAGACGTCTTTGTAATCAGCACTTCGAACATGAAACGTTTCAGGTCTTTTGAAATTACCTGAAAAATGAGTTGAACTTTCATAGCCCTCTACAAATCCAGCAACATCTCTTGGATTAAAAGTTAATCCTTTAACTTGGTAATTTCTACCACCGCCTATTGTGTAAGAACTTTGTCCAGCAGATAAATATGCTTGAACAGGAGTATCAAAACCAGTGTTCTCGGCCATTCCTCTTACAACAGCTAATAAAGCATTGAGTTCTTGATTTTGTGTTTCTAAATACGCTATTTCTCTTTTTCTTCCAGGAATCATTTTAGTGCTATCCAAACGAAGTAGTCTCGAATAATTTTTTTTAATTTGATCATAGATAGGTTTACCTATATCTCCGATCATCTTACCAACAGCCTGTGCTTTGTCTTCATCGTTAGGAATGTTTCTTAAAATATTATTTAAATTTTTAAACTGATCTTCTAAAGCTTGAACCATTTGAAATTTAGCTGCTCTAAATTCTTTTGTGCCTCCAGTTTGAGCTTCTAAGTTTTCTAAACCCACACGATAGTTTTGTAGTAAAGCATCTTGTGATGAGATGTTTCCTTCAAACCCTTGAAACCTTGTTTTAGGATCTGTCTGATCAAGCATTTTTAAATAGTCAGCAGGAGACAATGCTGCGTTTGGATCTTGATTAATCATTTTCATCAATGAAAATTCAAAACCTGAGTTTTTTAATTCTGATGGATTATAAAATTTACCAAAAGGAGTATCTGTATATTTTTCTGTGCCTAGTCTTCTCAACTCACCCAACAGGTCTGATGTTTTAATTTCTTGACTTTGAGGGAGCATCTGTAAATAAGCACGGATATTGGAAAAACCTGTGCCTTCTTTTGCACCCGCAGATAAATACTCTTCATTAGTAAAAGCACCTTTTGAATAGGCTTGATTATCTAGAGACTCGGACCATTGAACAGGAGTAGGAACGCTCTTGTCTTCTAAAGGAAGAATGTTTTTGAAAAAGTTTTCAGCTTGGTCTAAAAACTGTGGACCATAATTTTTGATAATAGATTTGGTTATGAATTTTCTAACTTGTCCAGCAGGAGTGCTGTTTAAAATATTTCCAATTAATTTTTTATCTGCCTCAATCTTCGCTGCGTTTTTCTTTCTGAACTCGTCTACTGAACCTTTGTTGGAAAAGAAATCACGAATTGTTTCTCCGAGGCTTCGAGCCTCATCTTGAGTTATCCCTTCAATTCTGTTTTCTGCCATGTCTGTGACAATGTCAGAAGTTTCTTTGAAACGATCTTGTTCTCCGTTAACTTGATCTCCATTAGCATAGCCTCTTAAAAAATCTAAAGAGTTTAAAATTTCAAAATTACTTGGCATTAGTCATCCTCATATAAAGGTTTATCTATTAAATTTTTAACGAGTTTCGGTCCTGTGTCTAGTTCAATAATTCCTGAATCAGATTTGGTGCCTGCTCCAACACGTTTGTTTCTCTTTATCATTTTAGCTATGAGGTCTTGTGTTCTTTTTAAAAATTTATCTCTACCTGAGCCACCTAAGTTAGGATTGTACATACCTCCTCTACGTCCATCCTCAACAGGTGAGTTAGGAAAAACATAAAGCACCCCCATTCCGAGTGGATGCATACTACCTCCCCACCTTAAATGATATCGGTTATTAGGATCTTGATAGGTTTTACCTTTTTCATCTTTCAACATACTGTAATCTAGCTTTAGATCTGTTTTAATGTTTTGAAGCTGCTCCATACTAAAAACGTTTTGTTTCGTTTTAGTGCCTGGAATTGTATAAAACTGACCTTGATTCTCTATCATTAATAGTATTCCCTTTTTCGTTTGCCTACTGGCTCGTCCTTAAAATCGTCTTCCAATCCTACCCAATGACCTTGTCTAAATCGCATCAAGGCTTGGGTCGTTGAGTCTACGAGGTCGTCATATTCTCCATAAGGAAAAGCTGCACATTCCTCAATTAACTCTTCCGCCCAAGCTTCCCCTTCTGGGTACCATACGACCCCAGATTGAAATAGAGGGGCTACTGAGTTTACTCTTGACAACTTATCATTGCCTTTGCTTGGTGTAAAGTTGATAACAGGAATACCACGCATGCGTAGTTCTTGTGTTAACGGCGTACCGCTGGCTTTTGCTTCGATGACCACGGACTCCGGTTCCCAATACTTGTAACTTTCATAGGCGATCTCTTTCATCTCAGGAAAGTCCCACCGACCTTTCTTCATGTCTAACAAAATTATATTCGGCGTTTTCTCATCAGGACAAAAAACTCCCCACGTTGTAATCGCACTATAGTCGGCTGTTTCTTTTTTGCTGAACGCTGTATCGTACGATTGTATCACGTGTGCTAGGCCAGGCATCTTGGAACTCTCCCACGGTTGCCACCATTCACGTTTGATGATCGCACCTTCTTCGGCTGTGGGATTCTGTTGCCACTGCGCATTCCACTTGGCAATAGAGATTGACGCTTTGACGGATTCTAATTCTTCTAGTTTCCAATACTCAGGCCAGACTGGTTTTTCAGACGGCATGATCGCTGGAAACTCAATCACGTCCCATTGATCCGCTTTCGGTTGTCCTTGGGCCTTGATCAGTTCTCCAGTAATATCTTTTGTATTCCAACGAGTCATAACAATCACAATTGAACCACCTGGTTGTAAACGCTGACGAGGACCAGAGGAATACCACTCCCACGCATTCTCTAACGCCGTGGCGCTCAGGGCATCTTGTTCAGAATGGGGGTCGTCGATAATTAACAAGTCCGCACCTCGACCAGTTATTGCTCCACCAACACCCGCAGAAAAATATTCTCCTCCTTGATTTGTTTCCCAACGACCTGCTGCTTTGGAGTCCGCCGATAATTCCATGCCAGGAAAAATATTTTGATAGTCTTCGGTGTCGATTAAGTTTCTCACTTTACGACCGAAGCGTTGTGCAAGTTCCGCTGTGTGAGAGGTTTGAATGATCTTGAGCCGTGGTTCACGGCCCATCATCCATGCAGGAAAAAGATAAGATGCAAATTCAGATTTCGTGTGTCGTGGAGGCATGTTGACAATAAGTCTCTTAATTTTCTTGGAGGCGATAGCCTCAAATTTTTTTGCAATAATTTTATGGTGTCTTCCAGCAATGAACTCTGGCCACACAGATCGGACAAAGGTCAAGAAATCTTCTTTCTGATCTTTTTGTAATTCTAAAATTTTTTTTCTCAAGAGGAGTTTCTTTAACGTCTCTTCTTGTTCTAAGGGGGTCAGCCCCTCAATATTGATTCCCATTGACTTTGTATAGCAAATTGGGTCCCCTTTTTCAAAACTTTTTGTGGGAAGTTGTGTATGTGCAAAACTTGGTCTTTAGCTCTTTCTGTCCTATGCAAAGTAAAAAAGGGGGGTGTGGGGTGCAAAAAATGACCTTTCGAGTTTCGGAATCCAATGGGACTACTAGATGTAGTATTAGCTTTCTATGATGTGGATATATATAGTAGGGGATTTAATAGATGGTGGGAACTACCTGTGCCAGATTACCAGCACAGGTATAAATGAAACATGGTGGGAATTAGGACTGAAAATGAAAATAAAGGATAATAACCCACCATGCTGAAAGTTAATTGTTAAGATGTCTGTCTAACTGTTGCATTACTTGTTCAGTAATACTGTCAGACTGATCTGTTGGTTTGTTTTGAATAATAGTCATAAGAGTCTTTAAGAACTCTTGTTTTGACATATCATCACTGCCCAACCAAGTCATAATGGAAGACTCTAATGCAGTGGCATAAACCCAACCTAGCATCTGCTTCTGCCATTGATTATTAAGGTTTTTTGTTGATGATTTCTCACCACCTTGAATAATCTGTAAGACTTTTTCTAGTTCTGATGACATACTTACATTCTCCTTTCTACCTATTATTAGATCAAATGTTGGGATAAATTACAACAACAAATTAAAAAAAATGTTAATTGTTTTTTACCCCAACTTTTTCGTCATCAGAAACGAAACCAAAATTTTTTTTGCAACTCTGGCCTGAGCTGCGGGGGAATTTTCTATTAGTGGATTCAATATCAACAAGGAAACGAATCCTTCGGATTTTCCGAGCGCGGTCGCGAGCGGGGAAAATTATTTCTAATACGGTACTATATCAACGGGGATACAGGTCCTTCGGATTTTTCAGAACAGCAGGTTAAGAAAGCCTCCAAGATCTTGGATCATTCCCATGAACCCTGCTATTATTAAAAAACTAAGAAGGATCAACGTTCCCCCTTTCATTTCAAATCCGATTGCCAGTAAGAAGGCCCATATAAGGGCAGCAGCTGCTATTAAATTCATTACTTTCTCCTTTGAGCTGACCATCCGGGTCGACCAGGCGTGATGCAGCTTTAATAAATATAGTGATAAACCCTGAATTATCAAGCTTTTTCCTGAAGATAATTGTCAGCAACTCTGCTGCGCTCCTGACTTATTTATATTATATGCAATTCTAAAAGTGGGGAGACAGCCTCTTCGGATTTTTCAAGGATTTCAGGGCTTTTCAGGAAGGCAGATGGATCTTGATTCGTGGAAATGGTGCTTTTTCTTAGCTTCGAAACTCGCGAGCGGCTCGCGGGTGTCGTTGTATATTATATACGATTCTAAAAGTGGGGAAACTCGTGCCTCGGATTTTTTCGAGGCACGAGAAAAATGTTATTCGCCTATCTCTCCTTTGGCGATTAGCTTGTGGATACCATGACCATGCCATGGCTCTTGCCAGACTTCGAACATCTCCTTATCGTCTTCGAGATAAAGGCGTGTTCGAATCGACCCTTTCCAACTAGCTGCGATAGTGCCCAACGACCGATGACCTCGTGCCGTTGGGGTTGTCTTGCGGGCGGACTGATCAATCAGTCCATAGAATCTACTCATCATCGCCTCCTTTTTTTGTGTATTCATTCATCCAATCACGGATATGCTCAACGTGATCAGACCCATTTACCAATGATAATAACAGGGCTTTTGCTTTCTGAGGGAAGCTTACCCCCACCACATTATTATTGATAAATTGTTCTAGTTGCTTTTCGCTGTAATCATAATCAAACGACATTTGTCCTCCTTATTTCTAATATTAATATAGTAACTTATCCCAACTTTTCAAGCAGAAAAATTCCTGGCCACTTCGTCAGCTGCGGGCGTGAACCGGGGCCAGCTCTTTGTATTATATGCCATACAAAAATTGGGGAGACAGATGCCTCGGATTTTTGACCACGAATCACGGCACAGCTGCCATCAGGACGCCGGGCCCTGCGCCCAGTTTTTTTTATACCAGCTCAATCAATATCTAGCGTTAGTCGCTTCGGATTTTTCAAGATGTGGTATTGAATCGTGATTCAGGAGAAAAGCTGCTCGCGCTCCCGCTCGCGCCGGGATATTTATTCTATAGGCATGGTATGGTGTGGGGAGACTTGGATCAGGGATTTTTCCAGCGTGGTCCAATCATAGGGGCTATCGAAGCATGCAACATGGCTCATGGACTTAAAACCATCGGTTGCCGCATCCTGAACCCTGGTTCCTGGAAATATTTTGAGCTGCCGCCGAGAGAGGCTTTCGGCAAGTATATAGTTCGGTATGTTGTACTCAGATAGCTTGAGATTTATAGCAACTTGCTGTGGACTCAGTCCCAACTTGTTAATTTTTGTACACTTGAGTTCCATCCAAAACGTACCTGGTTCTCCTGTATCAATATGATGATAAAGCCCATATAAATCAGGCATTCCAGGTGTAGACCAAGAGTCAATTTTTAAGAAGTGTATTTTGGTAAGATTAGTTCTAACTTTTTTGGATAATCTGCCCTCAGGTGTCGATGCCATTGCCTGTATATCTACCTTTTGAATCTCTCTTTTCTTTCTGTTTTTTCAACCACTGACCTCTTTCCATCTGCACACGACAGCTTCCATCGTCAAAAACATACAAAAGTTTTACTCCTAAATCTTTCTGTTCATCAGACAAAGTTCTGTTGATTAATTGTTTTGAGCCCTTTGTATCTTTATTATTTCTAAATCCTGCTAGCTTAATATCAAACAGTTCTATGTCCCCCAAGTCATTGATTGCAACCACGTCAACAGGACCATAACCAAAAACATTACTGAAGACATAATATCCTCTGTCTAACAACCACAACAAAGCAGCTTGATGTGCCCAACTACCCTTGAGCTGTTTCTTGTTCGTCACTGGCATTTATCACCTTTGCCGATTCACCAGATAATCTCTTTTCAAGCTCAACAATTTTAGCATCGACCTCTTCCATACTCATACTATCAATAGTTCCATATTTAATTTCTTTTTTATCAATATACAGTCCTGCCACCTGGCCTCTGTTTTTCTCAGCAGCTACGGCAGCATTCCAATTACCTGCTTCTTCAGCTCTTGTAGATAGTTCAAACATTCTTTTCAAATGCTTATCATAACTCGTTTCATATTTTCTATAGAACTGAACTCTGTAGTGTTGAATTGCATCGACTACTTTAGGAAACATTTTGGGATTCTGCATATTGCTAGCTTGTTGTCTTGCGGTCTTCTCAGAAAAGCCACAATCTATAGCTATTTGTGTTGCAGTTTTCCTGCCTTCGTACAAAACCATTAGCTGAGCAAACTTAGCTTGTTTTGGAGTCAATCCTGGGAAGTGATCAAATCTTTCTTGGAGCTTTGTTGTTACGTCACCTGTTACGTCTGTTACGTCTGTTACGTCTGTTTTCGTCATCTGAATACACTTTTCACATATTCATGACAAAATCAATCCTAAATATTCCCACTGTTACGTAACGTTGGGATACTCACGTAACACCCACGTAACAGCTAAAACGATTGATATATATATATTATATTAAAAAATATATAATTTTAAGAAAAAATTTAACCAATTTTTTTTTTTTTTTTTTTTAATTTTAAAATAATAAACTATATACGTTACAGCTTGGAAGCACAGAAGCTTGACATATAAATATTGCCTGCTGATTGCAGATCTTTCCAAAGATAATGAGCCCTATATTGACACTCATACAGTGTTTCATATGGTTCCTGATCCACGGTCAATTGTTGACAGGTATTCTTCAATTCTATGCTCGGGTCATTAATACAGATCCAAATCATCAATACGTATTTCATATGTAAATCATACACAGAAAATGATATATTTATACCATGATTTGTGGGGCCGTTCCTCCTAAAAACAATGTCTCCGCAAAGACGTCAAGTCCCACAAATCTCCAAGAAATGAAATACAAAGATATAACAGTGACGGTCAAAGACCATAAAACCGGAGAAAAAGTTTCTTTGACCTTGATTGGTTATGGCATTAGTATCAGACGAATATTAGAATTTATAAAGGACAGAATAAAATGAAACATACTTACTTTAAGATACCTGGTTGGTTCAATATGCACGAAGCATACGACCAGCTTCTAGAACACTGTGAAGACGGAGACGAGATCTTAGAGATCGGCAGCTTCATGGGTCGTTCAACATCTTACCTGGCCACCAACATCATCAACTCAGGAAAGAAAGTTCACTTGTACGCACTGGACACTTTCGAAGGCAGTGCTGAGCATGCAAACCTGGATATCGTTGGCGGGTTCTATGAAAGGTTTCAAAACAACTGTAAAGAATTTATATCAAGAGGCATCCTCACTCCTGTAAAATCAAGATCAGATGATGCTAACACTTTAGCACGATTTCCAAACAACCACTTCCAAGGTATCATCATCGATGGAGCCCACGAGTATGAGCCTGTAATGGAAGACATTATTAACTGGTGGCCCAAGCTCAAAGATGGCGGGACCATGGTCGGCGATGACATGTCCTTGGCATCCGTTCAACAAGCCGTAACCGATACATTCGGTAAAGATAAATTTCCTGAAGCAAGTTCAGTAGATTATATCATGGGAAAAGAACAATGGTTTAGTGTATCAAAAGGAACAGAGCTTACAAAATGTTCGAAGTTAGTGCCTGGTCAAAATATCTTACAAAGAAGCCAATGAAATTTAACCTGAAGACTACGCCAATTGTGATAGTCCGATGGAAAGATGCGACTGAGCCATTCTCAGGCTGGGTCGAGTTCAAAGATATTATTAAGAAGACTGCGGCTGGCTGTTTCTCGATCGGATGGCTCGTCAAAGACGATGATGAAGAAATGTCCTTAATGGCGGACTGGTGTGATGACGGCGGACAAGAGGGAGGAAGGGTTGCAATTATTCCCAAAGGTATGGTAAAAGAGATAAAGTATTTAAAATACCATGAAGCTAAAAGATATAATTAAACAGCTGAAGGTGTTTGAACAGCAGACTGACTCGGGCGGTCATGACATGATCTACGAGGTGGAATACAAAGATGGTTCAACAGAACGTTTTAATCATCGAGAGTGGAACATCATCGTAGCAAATGGAAAGGCTTTCTGGGAAAGACACAAAGCAAACAAATACTTTGAACAGGGACACGAAGGCCTGTATTAGGCCTCGTCATCCTCTTCTGCTGCTTCATCATCACACTGACAGTGCTTTACTGCTAGTAATTCATTGTGTAGGTAAGCTATCGCTTGCAGCGCTTCTTGATATTTCTCTTCTATGTTTTCCATTGTTACCTCCTTATAAAGTGTCGAAAGGCTAGAATACTAAACTTCAATCCCAACCTCAAAAGTTTTTTTAAAATTGTTTGCTTGACTTTCTTAAAGATGTCTCTCCATCAGTCACACCACCAGGGGTTTCGTTACCACTACTAGGCCAGCCAGGTGTCGGCTTTCTTGGATCTAAGTGGGATAAAGAATCCACTTTGAAGTATAATTATTTTATACTCTTTTCCAAACTTTTTATGTACCGCAGAACCACATCCCAAGCTGCGGTCACGTTCGATGATGCACGGTCAAATCTTATGTAATCATTTACAACCTGCATCGCTTTAATTTTATCGTCCATGCAAAACTCCTTTCCAGCCTCGCCATACCTACACCACTCCTCGCCTGACAGCGCCTCACCCCACCTGCCTCACCAATCCTGATCGTAACTAAACTCAACGTAACAGACCTCGCCTGCCGTGACCTACCCCTCCGCAACTAACCCGACCTCACCCCACCTGCCGAACCATAACAGTACGCAACAAAACTAACCGAATCTTACCCCACCGCGCCTGCCATTCCACAACGTTCGTCGCCAAAACGCAACTCACCTGGCCTGCCACGCCAATCCCTTCATGACCTGTCCCTAACTTGCAACACCTCGCCTGCCAAACCGCTCGTAACCATTCGTCGACTTAACTTACCACTCCTGCCACTCCTAAACTAATCTCACCTCACCATAACTCACCTAGCCTGCCTTAACACACCTTGCTACCACCAGAACGTAACCGACCTCACCACGCCTGCCTTGCCTAGACCGTCCGGATCATACCAAACCTGGACATACCTGGCCTGCCTATTCTATGGATGATCCGTCTTCAATCACCGATAGAAAACTTTCTAAATCATCTATCGTGTTCTTGAAGTGTTGTTGTTGAAGAGTGTCTAAATAAAGAAAAGCTTTTAAATCTTTTGCTTTGTTTAATGCAACGACAGCGTCTTCAACTTTATCATACAGTTCTCTGTATTCGTTCATTCTTTCTTGCTCCTCCCAACCAACTTTACTTACCATCTTGACCTCTTGGAAGGAATAAAGGAACTCTTATCCATCCTCCCTTACTTAATAAAATACGAATAATGTGATCATACTTGTATTCCATCTTTCTCTCCTTTCTACTATATATAGTGTTGCAAAAATGCAACACCACTAAATATAGTAGCGTGCTAGTCCAGTAAATTTTGCAAGAGACACTAGATCTAACGATAATCTGCAAAAGATATAAACTCATACCCTTCATTGATTTATTGTTAGTTAATTCTAACACGCTACCTATCATTCTATTACTTAATAGAATACTTTTCAATGAGGCGATCAGCCTGGGAGAAAATACTATGAAGTTCTTTCAACTCCGAGTATTTTTTCTTCCAGGAAGCCAAATCACGAAACGCTTGTTGCAACAAATAGTTTCGGTGATTAGGATCATTGATCGCCACGTCCAGTGAAACATAACCTCGAGCCCTCTCATCGTCGGACTTGATAGTTATAGGAACATTGTGAAAAGCACGAACAGGCTCAGATGTTTGCTGAGTCACGACGAGAACTGCTCCTGTTAGAATCCTGGCCTCGTACTTCCTATACTTCTCAGCTGCTTTAGTGTCGTCCCACTCGAAGCACGTATGAAGAGGCGAAGTCTTCTTTCTAGCCTCCCGCACAACCAGTTCTGGGGTGAGAGCCCCGTGCTTATATTCCAAAGACTCAAGCTGTTCTCCAACAACTTGAGCATCCACTGAATACCTTGCGCCTTCTTTCCAGACGAATTGTTTATCAGTTACTACTTTTACTCTAGGCAATTTTTACCTCCTCACTGTACTCCATCTTTTGTACTTGAGTGACTTGGAACATACCAAAGTTACCATTCTTTTGTGGTCTCCACTCGCCTACACCAGATGCAAAGCCCGCTACGTTGAAGACGTTGATCAACTGTTCAATGGACCATGCGTTTGAGTTGTACTTGACAGGAATGTCTGCTTCCCAATCAGTGAACTCACCTCTGTATCTAAGATCAGCGGCGCCCATACCCACACGAACCATGTCTTCTCTCATGATCGGAGTTCCCTTAATAGGAATAAGATCACAAGGAATGTGAAATGATCCACGAGCCGAGACTTTTGTTAAACCCTCGATGTGCGAACACGCATTGACTGCAGCTGCTTTGAAGGCGATCGCAGGAAAGCCGTAACCTGAACCATCAGGCATCTTGTACAAAGAGTCGTTGAAACATTTTTCAGGATCCTTTGCTTCTCTACCTGCGGCTTTAGCCACCTTCATTTG